TCCCACAGTATGACACTTTAGGTACAGATCCTTCCTATCGGAATGGTGAAATCAAACTGACCTGTAAGGTACTCAAGACAGTTAAAGGTCAATTGCGTTATACTTTTCAGATCAACGATAAGAGAGTTTCTGAGAAGATGATTCCCTCCACATTCCTATCACTTGGTGCCTTCCGAGGTTAGTAACTCCTGGGGCCTTCAAAGTGTCCCTATAGTATAGACACCAATTCAAACCAACTTTCCCAAATGACTACTTCCTACCAACCCAATGTCCTTGATACCTCCTACAACGGGTGGGAGAATTACGAGACCTGGAATGTTGCTCTGTGGATCAACAATGATATTGGGTATCATCACTTAGCAGCGGAGGCAGGTAACTATGAGGACTTCGTAGATTGTCTGGAAGCAGTTAGTTTCAATGACCTAAGTACACCTGACGGAGTATCATTCCGAGACCCTAAAGTTAACGTGATTCAACTTAACTCTGACGTGTTCGACTTTTAGGTCTTAAGTTACACTGACCCTGAGAGTAGGGGTCATTAAATATACACTCTCATACACACAGTTAACTACTTTTTCTTTTTTATCATGTCTCTCTCGATTGCACTTAGTCTGCTTGCACAAGGTAACAACGGTGCTGAAATCTTGACCATTCTCGATACACTTGTTTCTGATATTGAGCAAGAAGGTATTAACTCTTGTGCGGAGGTCTTCGAGGTCTGAATGTAACTCACTGTGTGCTCCCTGGTTAACACTGGGGGGCACTTATGTCACGTTTGGCAGTATATCCCCGTGAGCAGTGTTATGGCGTTGGGGGCGTTGCGGTGCGGGGGGCGTTGCTAAAAACGCTATACTACCCTAACCTACAGAGGTGACAAATCGACCTGTAAATATAAAGATCAAAAAAAATTCCCCTTGAGTATGAGAAGTCATAAAACCCCTTTCAGAAAAAGAATTCCCTATTGGAACTTCTGGAGAGTTATACTTGCAGGTTGGATAATAAAATACCCTAAAATTGTGTGGATCCCTATTGTATTCTCAGTGATACTGATATATAATGCGATAGTAAAATAAGTTACTATTAAAAAAATTCTGGGAAAAATTTTTCACAAAATATGGAAAAAATATATCATATATACGCAAAAGACATATGTATAGTTCACTCTCTAAAAGAAGAGGAATTTGATGCTACCTGGAAATCATTGAATAATATGATTGGTTTGTTAAAAACTGATTATACTGAAAAGGATCTTTCATATGAAGAATTAACTATAAACAAAGAAGTAATCTTAAATTCTTCACATTGACAAAACCCTATATAACTGATAAAATTAATTTGAAAATTAGTAAAAACTTATGGCAAAAGGATTCACAGTAAAAGCAGCAGCACCTCAGAAAACTGCTGAGGATTGGGACTATGATGCAATTAAGGAAAGAATGAAAGGAAAGAGTATTGTTTTCTGCTTACCTGGCAGAGGATGTTCTTTTATCTTTTTAAAAGCATTTGTACAACTTTGTTTTGATATTGTACAGAATGGAATGAGTATTCAAATTTCTCAGGACTACTCATCAATGGTTAACTTTGCACGGTGCAAATGTTTGGGTGCAAATGTTCTTCGTGGTCCAAAACAAATTCCTTGGGATGGTAAGTTGCAATATGACTATCAACTATGGATTGACTCGGATATTGTCTTTGATACAAACAAGTTCTGGCAACTTTGTGATTTAGCACTGAATAAGGATGGAGAAGACAAAGAGATTGTTGGTGGATGGTATGCAACAGAAGATGGACACACAACCTCTGTCGCACATTGGTTAGAGGAAGATGATTTCCGCAAGAATGGTGGAGTGATGAATCATGAAACCGTTGAATCAATTAGCAAGAGGCGGAAACCTTTCACAGTTGATTACAGTGGATTTGGTTGGGTTCTCATTAAGAAGGGTGTTTTTGAAAATCTAGAGTATCCTTGGTTTGCTCCTAAGATGCAAGTCTTTGAATCTGGTGCAGTTCAGGATATGTGCGGAGAAGATGTTTCATTCTGTCTTGATGCTATTGAGAAAGGCTTTAATATCTGGTGCGATCCTCGCATTCGGGTGGGACATGAAAAGACTCGTATTATTTGATTTTAAGGAGATAACTTATGGCTTCTAAAGGTGGTATGAATAAGACGGTGTTCGACGTAGGAGCACCGAAGAAAACTCGTCAAGGGAAAAGTTCTCGAACGTTGCTCTCGGCAACTTCTCGTAATGCAAAACAAAAGAAATATCGAGGACAAGGAAAAGGTTAAATAGTATCAAAGATGCATAACTTAATATTATGTCATGTTTAATCACCAACCTACCTTCTGAGGAGGTTTGGGTTCGTAAAGAATACTTAACTGATCATCAAAGTGGGTTTGGAGAGTTTGTAAAAGGCGTTTGGGTATCGGCAAAGTCGATACCTGGGCGCACTTTTTATTTTGAGACTTACTTACCAGAGTATGCTGCAATGTATGACAAACTACCAATTAGTGCGTTTTTGTCTCGTCCAGAAACTCCGAATCCTGATATGGATTTACCTAACTTACAATTCTGGAACTGCATGGATTATGGTGTAGTATCCATTTGTAAGCAATTTATTGGTTCTATGGACTATGAATGCTATACAAGAGACCATGGACCTCAGAAAGGTTCTTACATTTGCACTTTAGATAACTATCATCAAGATCCAGATGTAATTGACTATGCAACTTCAGAGAATCCTGCAGAGCACAAGTCATTTAATCTTATTCAACTATATAATGGGCAGTATGCACTCTATCCAAACAATAGAATTCGCATATATGACAACAGTTTGACGCCAGAAAACCCCAAAACACCCGATTTTAAAGTATCCACAAGATACTATCAAGTTGAAAACAGTTATGAACGTCTTGCAATGGGTAATGAGGACGAATATTTCTGGAAAACATCACAAGAACGGGATAGCAACCCCGAAAAAAGTTCTGATTTAACAAATCAGGAGCTAAAATGACTAAACAAGTCGATAAAGATCAAAATTTTATAAAAAATCAGTGGGAAACTGAATATTTGGCAAGTGAATATGGTTGGGAGGACAAAATTGAACCTCAAAAGATGCTTCGTGAGATTACAAATGACCTTTTAACCCCCAAAAAATCCGATTTTGCTATACAAAATGAAATTCATGAAAAAATTCGTAACGATGATGACTATGATGATTGGGAGTATGGAACTGAACCAATTTATGAGTCAAAAATCCTTTATAAATAAGATAGAATTGTAATAATCAATGCCTTTAGAAAGGGTAAGTCAAGGTTTTAAGGACATTAGTATGACATTTCAGAACAATCCTCTGACTAATGATTTGATCGCCCTTAAAAATGAGTCTGCAATTGCTCGTTCAATACGAAATATTGTATTTACCCTTCCTGGTGAAAAATTTTTTAATGAAAATTTTGGTTCTAGAGTAAGTAGATCATTATTTGAAAACGTTGATGAAATTTCTGCATCAATTATCAATGATGAAATTCAAAATTCAATTATCAACTTTGAACCAAGAGTAAGTTTAATCGATGTTCAGACCATTCCTGATTATGATAATGGTGGTTTTAATGTAATTATTGTTTATAGAGTAGTTGGTGCTGACGTTCCAGCGCAGCAATTAGAGTTCGTTTTGCAGCCAACCAGATAGATGTCATTAGTAAATTTTTCAAACCTAGATTTCAATCAAATTAAAACTACTCTTACAGAGTATCTAAAATCTAATTCGAATTTCACGGATTATGATTTTGAAGGATCAAATTTATCGTCTATTATTGATGTATTGGCATACAATACTTACATCACATCATATAATGCAAATATGGTGGCAAATGAAGTTTTTATTGATAGTGCTACTCTTAGAGAAAATGTAGTATCACTTGCAAGAAATATTGGATATATTCCACGTTCAAGAAAAGCTGCCGCGGCTACAGTAAGTTTTTTCATTGACACATCTAGCATAACTCCCACACCATCCTCTCTAACCCTCCATAAAGGACCTGTAGCAAGCACCTCAGGTAGTTTTGGTAATCAGTCATACGTGTTCTGTATTTTAGAAGATATAACGGTTCCTGTGTTTAATGGTGTAGCAACGTTTGATGATCTTAAGGTATATCAAGGAACTCTTCTAACAAGCAGATTTACTATTAGTACTCGAAATTTAAATCAAAAATTTATTTTGCCAAATAGTGGTATTGATACTGATTTAATTTCTGTAACTGTAAGAAATAACGAACAATCTACTAATTCAACAAAATATACTCGTCAAGATAATATTTTTGAAATCAATCAAGATTCTAAAGTTTTCTTTCTTCAAGAAATTGAAGATGAAAGATATGAACTTATTTTTGGAGATGGAATATTTGGTAAGAAACTTGAAGAAGGAAATTTTATTGAAGTTGGGTACATTACTTCAAATGGTGATAGTGCAAATGGTATAAATCAATTTACATTTGCAGGGAGAATTACATATAATAGAAACTCTACAGAATATGCAGTTACTTCTGGAATTTCATTACTGACCACAGGATTAATTGCGTCGGGTGGAGAAAATATCGAATCTGTTGAATCTATCAAAAGATATGCACCAAGAATATATGCATCTCAAAATAGAGCACTTACTGCAAGTGATTATGAAACATTAATTCCTGCAAAAATTTATCCAGAAACTGAATCTATTTCTGTATTTGGCGGAGAAGATTTGGTTCCTCCTCAATATGGAAAAGTTTTTATTACCATCAAACCAAGAACTGGTGATTTTTTACCAAACTTAATTAAAGAAAATATTAAACGTGACCTTAAAAAATATTCAGTTGCTGGAATTGTTCCTGAGATTTTAGATTTGAAATATCTTTATATTGAGATAAATTCAAAAGTTTATTATAATACTAATCTTGCTCCAAGTTCTGATTTTGTATCAAGTATTATACAGGGTAACACAACCAAATATGCAGAATCAACTGAATTAAATAACTACGGGGCAAGATTTAAATATAGCAAATTTCTAAAAACTATTGATGAAAGCCATGAGTCAGTAACTTCAAATATTACAACAATTCAAATGCGAAGAGACTTGAGAGTTGTATTAAACACATTTACTGAATATCAAATTGGTTTTGGGAATGAGTTTCATATTCATAGTATGAGTGGTTTTAATATTAAATCTTCTGCGTTTAGAGTATCAGACATACTACAAAATGTTTATATTTCAGATCTTCCAAATTCAGATGGAAAAACTGGATCTTTATTTCTATTCACAGTTCCAGCATTAAATTCAACAACACCAACTATAGTAAAAAGAAACATAGGTAGAATAAATTATAAACAAGGCATAATAATTATAACTCCAATAAATATTCAAGCAGGGAAAATAAAAGATGGTCAAACAATTGTTGAGTTCTCAGCAACTCCACATTCAAATGATGTAATTGGATTGAGAGATTTGTATTTGCAACTAGATATTAGTAATAGTAATTATGAAATGATTCCTGACAATATTTCATCTGGAAATGATCAATCTGCATCTAATTACATCATATCTTCAAGTTATGCAAAC